ATCGATGTTCGGGGCCTTCTTGCGCGTTGTGACCTTCACTGATCCCTCCAGTCGGGCTATCGCCGCGCTGAGCTTCCACGGGTTGTCGATCTTCTGCAGTTCGGCGAGCTTCGCAGGGCTCTTGCTGAGCGCGTAAACAAGGGCTGCGGGGTCGTTCGCGGCCTGCAATGCCACCGCCTGCTGTTCAGGGGCGAGCGCGGCAACGACAACGGCCTCGGCATCCTCGTAATCGGGAACGCCGATCGACGCCTTGCGCGAGTTGTAGGTCTCGAGGTCGCGCTGATAGCTTTCGATCACTCGGCGGGACTTCTCCTGCTCGGCGGTCTGATGCTTTTCGGCCTCGGATACCTGCCGACGCCAATCCTCCATTCGTTTGTCGTAAAGCTCTTCGTCGCCAGCGATGTCATCATCCCACAATCCGGGTTTAGGCCCTACCTCAATCTTTGGCGTCGTGACCTTCTGGCGAAGTTCGGCAAGCTCGCGGTCCTTTTCGCGGAGCTGCTTGGTGATCTCGCGATTGCGCTCGCGAATGCGCCTGATGGTCGGAGTATCGTCCTCGGCGGAAGGTTCTTCGTCATCTTCGTCGCCAAACCCGATGATCGTCTCTTCTTCGGCCTCGGATTCCTCGGGTTCAGCCGGTTGCTCAGGCTCTTCGGCCTGTTCCTCGGTCTCAGGCTGTACCTGATCCTCGGTTTCGTCGATTTCGGGGGTTTCGAGGACTTCCGCCTCGGGTTCTAGGGCTGCTTTTGCCATTCAAGTCTCTCCTCGATCAAAGGCTGATCGGTTGCCGATGCGAGGAGATTACCGCCGTTTATTCGGCGCTGCGTTTGGACATTTCAGACTTGTTCAGCGTCGTCGCGTGCGCCTTGATGAGGTTCGACTTCGCGTTCAGCCCCTCGATTGCGAGCTTCTGCGGCAGATGCGCGGTTTGAGTCCGTAGCTGCTCGGTTTCAGCCGCCGTCTTGCCGATCTGGGCGAGCGTGTGGACCTGTTCCAGCCCGGTGGGCGTATCGGGAACAGCATCAGGTCCGCCAATAGCGTGCGCCTGTGCGATCTTGAGACCGGCATCCGCGCCCCGCTGGATAGCTGACGCCTGCAAGTCCTCGGCCTTGGCGGCTGCAAGCTGGGCTTCCGGATCGGGCTGGTTCTGCTGCGCCTGCGCCTCTTGCTGAAGCTCGGCCTTTTCTTCGTCGTTCGGCTCGACCAATCCGAGCTTGATGGCGCGGCGGCGGTTCCATTTCTGGTAGTCGTCCAGTCCCTCGCCGTCGAGGTTCAGGGTTGCGGTAATGATTGCCGCCTGAGCGCCTTCCATGTCCTGCGCCTGGACTGCGACCTCGGCAATATTCATCATCGACTTGACCGTTTTCTCGCGTCGCGTCGCGGTCGTCTCGGTCACGTCAGCAATGACCTTGTAGCGGCCATTGCTGAAGTCGTTCCTGATCCTGAATGAGCCCTTGGTATCGGTAATTGGCTCGTGAAGCGTCGCTTCGCCGTCGCCGCCGTCCTCGGTCATCGTCTCGATGGTTCGTCCGGCCTCGTAATAGACATCCTTCGCCATCGAGAGGTAGATTTCGCCCTCGCGCTGGACCGACTGGCGCATGTTATCGAGGTAGATCGCGGACTTCGCATCAATCCGGGTCGCGGCGATGTCCATTGCTTCGGCTGAGGTGTTGGCCTTTACCTCGTCGGCACCGTCCTCGGTCTCGTCGTTGAGGTCTGCGGCGGCGGCCTGCAGCAGCAACGCGGTAACGGGCGGAATCTGCGGCGCTTCGATCTTACCGATTGCGCCCATTGCGGCAAATCCGCCGGTCACAGGGTCGATCAGCGGCTCTACCAAGGCGTAAGGATGGCGCTCCTGTTCCTGTTGGGCCCACAGCGTTTGCAGGTGCGGCGGGAGCTGTGCTGACGCGAAGATCGGCTTCTCACGAGGAGCCAATGCGTCGATCTCGGCCAGTTTCGAGACCTTGGCGTTGTAGATGCGCTGGCGGTCCATGTTCTTCGATACGAAGCCACGGAAGCGCTCCTTGTTATCGACGAACCACCGCTTCCCATAAACCGGCACGATCGGGATTTCCGTTCCCGCGATATAGCCCTGGTCCTCCAGCACCTCGGCCCCGCTCATCAGGTACTTGCGGACCCGCTTGCGGAGGCGCTTGACGGTCTCGGTTCGCCAGCCCTGATTCTTCAGATCTTTCAAATCGTCGGGCTCGATCTCGTCGGCCCATTCCCTTTGCTGCTCACCCGAGAGGGTTTGGGTCATGATGACCAGATCGGATTCGACGTTCTCGACCTCGTAATATTCGGCCTTGATAACAACGTCGGGCATGAACCATTCGAAGGTCGGTCGGACGCGGTTCTCGGGGAAGTTCACCGCCTTGTCGGGATATTCCTCTTCAAAGCTCTCCCGAGCATCGGCGGTCAGGACGAACGCCCAGTCGGCATCCGACTTGTCGTAAAGCTTCGAATTGGGGTCGAAGAACACCCGCTGGTCAGCATCAACGATGATCGAGGCGGGATTGACCCGCTGCTCGTCATTGTCCTTGTCGGAGGGGTCCGCGAGCTCGTTGCACAGACGATAGGCTCCGAAACCGCCGCCTGCGGCTTCCTCATAGGCGTTGTCTCGGGCCTGCTGCGACTTGAAGTGATAGTCGTCGGCCCGGTGAACGCCGTCCAGCGTGTCGGCGGTGTCCTGGTCGCTGTCCCCGCCCGATGGCCGGAAGTCGGGAACGATCCTGTTTTCGCGGTAGTCCGTGACGATCTTGTCAACGCCCTTGGAGAGCTTGTCGATTTCGACCCGGATCGAGTTCTCGAACTGCTCGCCCCACGGTCCTTCCCACATCGCTCCTGGAATGGAGATAAAGCGGCGGCACATCAGCGCATGGGCGCGGATTTCCTGCTGTGGGAGCGATGCGGTGTCGAAGCGCTTGATGGCGCGGGCGTGAACTTTCGCGAGGTCGCGTGTTTTCTGGGGCTTGTCGCCTTCGCCGTAGTCATCCCGCGCCATCGCGGCGGATGATAGATAATGGGCTTGGCTGGTGCGTTTGGACATTTCGTTGGAACCGGAGCTTTCCGGGCGCGTTGTGCGTTCAGGTGGTCAGTCTGAATGCGAGTGAGGACGCACCAAACCAAAGCCCGGACCTAGTAGCCTCACGCTGGCAGCATCCCCCGCCCCCAGCTACCGAGGATGAAAAGTCCGGGCTTATCTGTTGAACGCCGTCTGAATCTTGGGAATGCTCACGGCTCCATAATCCGGGACCGCGCTCAGAGCACGCCTCGCGCCCTCAACGCTATACCGTAAGGCATCGATCAGGTGGTTGTCCTTGTCGGCCAGAACCGCCGTTACCTGTCCAGTCAGCGTATCGACCTTGTAGCTGTAATGGGTCAGCTCTTCGATCATATGCTTGCAGCGCGGGTGAATAACCAGGTCGTAGCCCTTGAGGAACTCGACGCCCTCTTCGACCGACCTTGCGCCCTTCAACGCCGCAGCGATCTTGGGAAAGCCGTTCTTCCTCAAGAAACTGATCGTCTCTGGCCGCGATGAGTCGGCGGTCATCCAATATTTCTCCGCATCCGGAATGGTCATGAACAGGTTGGGCAGGTCGGGAATCTCAACGTGCAGTCCCCACGCTTCATAATCCACGTACAGCTTCTTGCCGTCGATGTAGCAGCGTACAGCGCAGCTCGGATCGATGCTGAACCCAAAGTCGGCTCCAAGCCTGAACTCGGCACCATCCCAGGTCTCGAACTCCTCGACCTTCCAGTTCTTGAATACGCGGGCTTCGGAATTGCGGCGATACTGGCCTAGCCAGACGTGGCAGTATTTGTCGTAATCGCGGGCCTTCACATATTCCATGCTCTCACGTAGCACCGAGGGAAACCACGGATTGTCCCGGTAATTGATCTCGCGGACGATGCTATTCGGCGGTGGGGTGAACTCTTCCCCTTCCTCGAGATTGCCGCCACGGAACATCGCGTCAACCGGATCGGTCGGAAGATCAGGGTTCCAGGTCCATATCAGCCTTGACCCTTCACGGCGGATGGTCGGCTCAAGCGCGTCAATCGATGATTGGCTGAAGGCCTGCGCCTCGTCGCCCCAGAACGTGGTAATGCCCTCGATCGAGCGGATGCCGTTCGCATTGCCCTTGATGCCCGAGAACAGAAACAGGCTGTCGTTCGGCCCCCTGATCTCATTGTCGGTGGATGTGAACGCAGCACGTACCCCAAGCCGGTCGATTGCGTCGTCCAGCAGCCGCTTCGATGAATCGCGGATGCTCTTCTGGATTTCACGGCCACACAGAACGCGCTCGTGGCGCTGCATCGCTTGGAGAATGAGGACGGTCGCTACCGTGTAGCTTTTGCCGCCGCCGCGTCCTCCATGCCACGCGACATGCCTGACGGGCTTGAACAGGTCGGTTCGATATGCGGGCAGATCGAGGATCGGAAGATCATTCTGCGCCACCAGCAACGTCCCTGATGATGAAACCGGCGGGCAATGGGTTATCAGGATCAGAGCCAAAGAGCTGCTTGTCGGCCCATTCCTCGGGAGCGGCATTCTTCAGCGCGAAGATGCGGGCCGTGACCCTCGGCCCAACGTCCGACGACAGCAATCCGCGCTCCAGATACAGCGTTCTTTTGGCCGCGTGCTTTTTTGTCGCTTCTAAAAACTCAGGATGCTCGGCCATCCAATTATTGATCGTCGCCCGGCAAACGCCAATGATTCCGGCGAATGCGGTCAGTGACAATCCCTCGTCGCCAGCAGCGATCACCTCGTTGCAATAGGCTGATTTATATTTCGACGGACGACCGACCTCAGCCATTACCGGCTTGCTCGCCTGCCATAGGGAAGCACGGTCAGCACTCGGCGGCCCTTCAGCACCAACCTGTGATTGCTTGGCAGCTTTACGCATGTCGCTCCGAACTGGGCGGCTTTCAGGATAATCGGCGAATGCGCGCGGATCTCGTCAATCGCTTCGTCGATCGAGCATTCATGAACCCGCTCGGACCAGCGCTCGGCGGCATGGCGGGTGACGATTGCGAGCATCATTCCACCCTACCTATTCGAACCGTCTGAGGCGTTTGGACATTTCATTTTCGCCCGAAGCCGCTGAATGCGCTTGTGGACCGCGAGATAGGACCGGCCCATGTCGTCGGCGATTCTCTGTACCTCGTCATTCCGCTGGAACGGCTTGATCCTGAGCGAATAGCCCCTCCGCTTGATGAGCAGGATCAGCTTTCGGTCCTCCTTGGCCGACCAGCGCCAGATGTCGCGCTTTGGGCCTAGCCGCATCAATGCCCGCTCGAGCTGGATTGACTCAGCCTCGGTCAGAGCTCGGTTCAGGGCCTCCAGTTCCCTGACGATCAGCTCGGCTCGCGATACCCCCCCAGGGTACATCAGGTCTTACTTACGGACATGGTTCCCCGCCCTCCGTTCCTAAACTGCTTCGACGAACCTCGATTGCCGATAGTCGTAAGTGACCTTCACGTTGCCGCGTCGGCCCGGATAACCCTTGCGGACCTTGGTCACGCAGAGGTCGGCAATGTTGTTTTCGCCCCGGTGATAACTGAGCCCGAAGTCGGCCTTGTTTGCCCAGTTGGCCGAGCCGGAAATGTCTAGCAGGCGCGGCATCCGGACCTTGCCCTCGAATGGCTTTGTCGGATGCGCGACGATCCAGAACGCAACGTCATAAACCTTGGCGAAGCGCTTGATCGCCCTTAGCGCTCGACCGATGTAAACCGTCTCTGGCTCGTGCGGGCGCATCTTGTGCTCAAGCTCGTTCCATGGGTCGAGGATGATGAGCCGAACGCCATGCCTCAGAACCGCCACGCGGCAGAGGTCGAGGAAGTATTCGAGGTTCATTTCCTCGTCCTCGTCCACGCTCTGCGAGATGATCTGGAGCCTTGACCGTATCAGCGCGTCACACGATCGGGTGTCAGCGCTTTTGAGCTCGTGATGTCCAACGCCAAGCATGGCGCAGCGGATTCCGTCCACTAGGATCGGCTTCACATCGCTTTCGAAGCTCGCAATGCAGACAGGGATTCCCGACTTCAGGAAATGCGCCACCATGCCGTC